GAATGTGGAGGACATAAAATCGAGAGCATTAAAGATATTGGATTTCACATTGTTTCTAATTAGAGTAATTGAACGCTTCCCTTTGTAAGTTGAAACTTCTATTACATCGCCAGCAAGCATTGTATATTTCAGGTTAAAAGCTTCATACGTATTTACATTAAGTAGCTTGGGATTTACCACCTGTGACAGTGCCAAAAATCGTATAGACATGCCAGATGATTCACTACCTTCATTTACCACGTTTACAATTAGAGAAGGATTACGATACCCGATTTCAATACCTTCTTCTACAACTTCTAAAGGGAATTCTAAGTTTGATTCCCAAAGGGCTATATCTACTTTTCGTGATGTTGCCTCATAAATAAACGGATCGCTTGATATGAATTGGAGTAATCCTGTAACCCATCTACTGTTATCATTTGCCCTACCTTGATTGAATAATGGCGCCGCACTTAAATTGGCATTTACATAAAACTGATCTCCTGAATTCGTTGAAAAATCAATACGCATCGGATTAAATTTTGGATTACAAACGCGATAAATATCCTGTCTCTTTTCCTCAACCCACCAATGCTCTGTATTCGTTTTTTTTATATAAAATGGTACATCTACATCACGTGTGGAAAGAGTTGTGGATTGATAATGAGCTCCATCAGAAGTAGTCTCTGACATATTCACATTGGCACCTAATCCACTAATTGCAAAATCATCACGAATAAAAAAGTGACGACCAGAAACTATCGAGTCGCCACGATTATTAGTAATCGTCATATCTTTAATTAACAAGTCGTCACCTCCTAAAATGCAAACTGCATACGACGTAATGTACGCTCCATTTCGCGAGCTCCACTATCGTTAGTGTGGATGACCACGGATGGCTGAAAGTGTTTAGAATTATCAACATTGCCCCCATTGCCACTAGAAAGTGGTGCATTGTCCTCCACAGATGAAGCTAATCGTCTAGAAGCATCTGCAACTTTGTTCACCATGTCATCCATCCCTAACACTAATCCTTGGCCAATGTTTACACCAAAGCCTCGCATTACTCGAGAAGGACTGTGGATGTCTAATGCTTGTTGAATAGTGCTTGAAATAGAGTTAGCTATTTGCTGAGCTTTAGAAATCAATGGCCCTTCCATGCTTGCTAAACCGTTTAGAAGCCCTTGTCCAGCATCTGCCCCAATTTGTTGTAGTGATGATAGTTCGGTTGCTGTAGTGCTTGTGAGCTCCTTGATTTTGTAACTCCATTCGGTTTTTAAAGTATTTAGCTGTTTTATAGCTGCTTCTCTTAAAGCAAGAATCTGCTTGTCAGTATCTTCTTTCATACCTGCTAATTCAGTTTCAGTTTGTTCCCTCGCTAATGCAGCTTTTTCTTGATACAGCGCACTATATTGCGTTAACTGTTCATCTGTCAGTTGATTAAGGGCCATTAGCTCAGGGAGAGCCTTAACCCCTAAGTCGCTTAATTCTGCCAACAGATCAGCATCTATGTTTCGTGATGCGAGCTTTGCAAACTCATCTTGCCACTGTTTAAAACCGTCAACTTGTGACTGTAAATTACTAAGTAACTCTGTACCACTATTTTTAATTTCAACTTTGAACTCATCAAACAGTCCAGCGAATGACATCAAGGAAGATTGACGTTTATTGAATTCATCTTGATATGCTTTAGTCAGGTCATTTTCCTGCTTAATCAAATCATCATTGATTTTTTGCATTTGTCCCTGATAGTCTTTGTTAATTGCGACCAGTTCTTTATTAATCGCTTCTACAGATTTTTGATATTCCTTTTGAGCTGAAATACGTTCTTTTGAACCTTCTGCAAATAACTCTATTGATTGTTCCCAAATAGCTGCTTCTTCGATTAAGGACATTTCATCTAAGGACTTTTTATCAGCAATATAGTTTTTGATGACTTCTAGATATTCCTTCTCAGACTTTTCAACAAGTGCTTTACGCTTCTTATTGAAGTCTTGGTCAGCCTTAAGCTTATTGTCTCTATATGAAGCCTCTAATAAAGCAATATCTTGTAGTTCCTTTTGAGTTAAAGAGCGTTTCTTTTTGGCAGCGTTATTTCTGATCTTGTAGATTTTTTCTAAAGTCTTATCATTTTTATCTTCATTTTTTCGATTAAATTCATCGATCAAATTTGAGTATTCTTTTTGATAATTTTTAGAAACTGCAAGAATGCCATCTCCTATATTAGACATGGCCTGATTGACTTTAGGGCTTGATTCATTTAACCCAATGACTAAACCTTCACCTGTCCATAAACCAATTTGTTTGAATACTCTTGATGGTGATTTGATGCCTAAGACATCCTTAGCAGTTGAAGTAATACTACCAGCAATACCCTCAACTTTTTTTCGTACAGTCTCAGCCATGCTGTCGATGCCTTTGATTAGTCCATTTATAATGTCTTTACCTATTTGAACTAAACTCACACCACTAAAGAAACTTTCAATATTACTCCATATGTTTTCTGCTGTTACTTTAATCGATTTCCATGCACCTTCCCAGTCACCTTGGATTAGTTTTAAGACTGTTTGGATGATACCTAGAATTAAATCAAGGGCATTGCCTATTGTTAATTTAATCGTTTGCCAAACAAATTTAACAAGCGCTGCAATTATTGGCCAAACAATCTCGAAAACACCTTTTATTAAGCCCATAACTAATTCAATGGTAGAAAGTACGTTATCAAAGTATAGCTTTACAATAGCTAGAATAGCTTCTCCGTTTTCATTCCAAAATTCTTTCAAAGTATCAAGTTGCTCTTTTACAAATTCGACAACGCCACTTAATTTTTCATCTACAACAGATTTAATAAATTCATATGCAGTTGATGTAGTCTCTTTTAAAGCATCCATGACATTGTTGTAATACTCTTCGATAGTGTTGAATATTTCAGAGTGTCTAGTCTTAAACATTTCCCATTTAGAAAGTATTTCGCCAGTTTCCCAGTTTACTTTTTCAACATGTTCCTCTGCTTGTTTTTGGGCAGTTTCTACAATCTTTTGATGCTGTTCTTCTGCTAAGAAAATTGTTTGATCTTTAGCTTTTGTAGCTTCTGCAATCATGCGATCAGCTTGTTCAGCATTAATTTGACCTGTTTCATCACGCATTTGGAGAATTTGAGCCATTCTTTGTTTATAAGTTTCTTCAGCCTCTTTAATGACTTCTTCTTTTTGCCTTACTGCATTTTTCACAACCTCGGCAGCTTGTTCAGCAGAAATAATAGAAGCATTTTGTTTCATTCGCTCCAAGATAACCTTTTGTTCAAGTTCGCTTTCTGAAAAAGTTCTAACTGCATTTTCTTTCATCATTTGATTGTAGTTATTGATGATCTCATGTTCATGTTCTGTTAGTTTTCTTTTTTCATCTGCTGCTTGTTTGAATAATGGCATTAACACGTTCATTCATGGCATTCTGTTCTTTTAATTGCCACTCATTACGCTTGTTTGTATCATCTATAATTTTTTGTTCTTCTTGTGAAGAAAGAGCAGAAGAATTCATGAAGAAATCTTGTAAATTTGATAATTGTTCAGCATTTCGTTTTGCCATGCCTTCCACAATCTGCTTGTTCATCTCATCAAATTTCGAAGTAATATCTTTAGCCATTTCAGAAGTCACTTCTGTAGAGGACACATACATGTTTGTTACTGATTTCGTAGTACCCTCACTTAGATCGAAAAATCCTTCAAGAGCTTGCTTTGTAGCTTTTGAGACGCCCTCCCCAAACAAATCAACTTTCTCTATTGCTGGCTTCATCGCCTCTTGCATAGTTTTAATTGCGCCTACAGCTAGTACCACCGGAGGAGAAATAGCCGCAAACACCGCTAGCAGCTGTGGATTTTTTTCAACGAGTGTGTCCCAGTTTTTATAGAGAGCAATGCCCCCTGCAGTCAATGCTGCAATTCCACCAATGGCTAATCCAACAGGACCAGTTACTAAAGCTAATGATGCACCAAATGCCGTTGTGGCTCCGCCTGCTACACCGATAGCCATGGATAGTCCGCCAACTGCACTTATAATTGTTCCAACACTTGAAACCAGCGCACCACCAACAATGAGTACAGGACCAATGGCTGCGGCTAATCCACCTAGTACAAGAATGGTCTTTTGAGTTTTTTCTGATAGATTTGCGAACTTCTCTATCCACGGTTCAACCAACTCAACCATTTTTAAGACAAACGGAATTAATATATTACCAAGTGTAATACCTAAGTCGACTAGTTTATTTTTCAGGATAATTAGTTGAGATTCCGTTGTTTTGTATCGTTGTTCAGCTTCGTTCGCTAAAGCTACATTTTCACCCCAGGCTTTGTTAGCAACATCAATTGATTCAGCAAAAAGTTCATTGGCATTCCCTGCACGTAATAATGAGTCACGTAGAAGAATCTCTGTAATACCCATCTCTTGTAACATATTGATGGCTGATTCTCCTGCTTGTTCTGCATTACCCAGTCCATTTACAAATGCCCCTATTGCACCAACAGCATCCTTTTCAAACATCTCTTTAAACTGCTTACTAGTCATGCCAGCAACTTTTGCGAAGTTTTCTAGATCGAGACCTGCGTTAACAATGTTTTTCATTTCCTTGTTGGTCATACCTAATGAATCTGCTAAATCTGTAAAGTCCATGCTGTTATTGGCTGCGAGCATTTGTAACTCACGTAAAGACATACCTGTCTTTCTTGATAGTTCTTCCGTTTTGCCAAGCCCTGTTGAAGCAGCTACCTGCATACGTACCATTACACGTGATAAAGCCGAACCACCCATCTCTGCTTGAATACCAACAGATGATAAAGCCGTAGCAAGACCCAGAATGTCAGCTTCAGACATGCCTATTTGAGCCCCTGCACCAGCAAGACGCAAGGCCATGTCAATGATCTCTGATTCAGTTGTAGCAAAGTTGTTACCAAGATCAACGACAGTAGAGCCTAATTTGTCAAAGTCCTGTTGCGACATCTTCGTGATATTGGCAAATCGCGCAAGTGCTGTCGCTGCTTCATCCGCTGACATGTTAGTAGCTACCCCCATGTCAGTCATGGTTCTTGTAAAACCTACTATTGCCTCTTTTTTGATTCCAAGTTGTCCAGCGGCCTCAGCAACCTTAGCAATCTCTGTAGCAGCAGCAGGGATTTCTTTGGACATGTTTCTTATTTCATCAGAGAAATATTGGAATTCAGACTCTGTAGCGTCTACTGTCTTTCTGACTCCTGCAAATGCTGATTCGAAGTCCACTGCTGCTTTAAAGGCTCCAGCACCCATGGCTGCAATTGGTGCCGTAACGTACATTGATAATTTCTTACCAACATTCATCATTCCATCGCCTACAGCAGATAATTTACTACCCACATCTTGCATACGTTGGCCGACCTGTGTCCACTGTGATGACTGTATACGTAATTGTTCTGTAACTTCACTTAATTCACGATCTAAACGATTGTATTGGGTTAGTGCCTGGTTAACCGCATTAGCTTGGCGTTCAATTTGAGCTGACGATGCGGTACCACTAGCTACTAACTCATCATATCTTCGGCGCTGTTCTTGTAGCTTGACCGATGCAGCATCAAATGATCTTGATAGAACATTTTGTTTTTGAGATAGACCTGTTAATGAATTCTCATAAGCCGAGCCCTTTGCTTTAATAGCTTGTAACTCGCTACCCATCGCCTTCATGTTTCGGTTTACCTGTGCCACTGTACCGTTAAAGTTAGATGCATTTAAGCTAAGACTGACTTCTAAACTTCCTATACTTGCCATATATTCTCACCGCCTTCTTGGCCAAAAATAAAAATCACAGCCAATCAATATCATCAGCTGTGACTTCTTCTATTTCTTCATCATCTTCAATGGATAATTCGAACCAAAAATGAATATCCATTTCATCGATTTCATGAAGTTTGTATCCTTCTTTTAATAACTCACGATAGAATTTTTTTATATTTTGGTAGGCTGTTAGGCCACTTACTTTCCCTCAGTTGTTGTGGAGGCCGTCTGTAGACCTCCGATATTAAGTACACTGTTGAATACACGCATAATTTCGTCTTGTAATACCCCTGCCTCTAAGCCGTCCCATACGTCATCCACAGTGAATTGATTATCAAAAACATTTACGACAAATCCAATCATTTCGTCAAAAGTTTCCGTTGAAACTTGCGCGCCTTCTTCACTCATTTTTTCATTCATTTTCAGAGCATTTCGGAAAACACGCGCCTTCACGAAATCATTTGTAAATGTTTTTTCTTGTCCATCAATTCGTAATTTGATTTGCATATTTCATCCATCCTTTTCGTTAGTCACTTTAATTTAGTTGAAAGAAAAGAAGCCCTATAAAAGGACTTCTGTTTAAGGTGTTGGTACTGTTGGTTCGGTAGGTTTTGTTACAGTAGAGAAGAACGTTTCAGGAGTAGCTGTTACACCGGAATCACGCGTATCTACTGTATGTTTGATGATGCCATCAATTAAAGGTAAAGCTTCACCAGCGAACGGATATACTTTGTAGTTTGTTTCACCTTTTTTACGAGTAGCGTTGGATTCCTCACCTGGTTTTAATTTTGCTTTGAAGAACCACACAAGTTTAGATCCTGATTCAAAGCCAAGTGCAATTGCGTTGGGTGAATCGTGGGCGAATTGGTGATTATACCACCTTCTGCAGATTTCTTGTGACCATACCAATCAACTAAAACCTCTGTTGGTAAATCAGCAGTCTCGCCTGCAATTGTAATGGAATCCATTTGTGCCTCTTGATCCACCACACGGTCCCCAGCATCTAAAGAAGCTTCTGAGAAATTAGGAGTAAGAGTTAAAGAGATTGGCATTGTTAATGTTTTAACATCGCCCCATGTTTCCGTTTGTTCATCTGTCATTAATGAATAATGGATACGTTTCAAACTAATTTTTTGTGGTTTTTCATTTATCATTGTAGCTGCCATTTTCATGACCTCCTAATATTTAATAGTCATCAAAAAAGACGAATCGCAACACTTTGTTAAAGTGGGAATCGCCTTCTTGTTTTGGTGCATCATATTCAAATGTTCGTTCATAGCCAGCCGACTCCATCAAACGCTTGATGTCTTCCACAAGTTGATAGTAATTGGGTTTTGACCAAACGTTGACTTGGATAAGTCGTTCTGTCTCGTATTCCTGATCAGACGCTTCTAGTGCTGGCTTTGCGTTGATTTCTAAAAAGGTAATATATTGATCAGGAATTTCTGCACCTGTAGGAACAGTGTTAAATAATTTGGGCAAGTTTAAAGATGCTAGCGTCTCTGGAATATGTTTAACAATATCAATCATAGATTTTTCGCTTTCTTTATCTCATCAGCAATAGCATTTAATGCACCTGATTTACTAAATTCAAATCCTCGTGTAAAGAATGGATTTGGCGCAATTGGTCCCCATGTTACTTTCTGGCGTTTACCCTTTTTCGTAACATATTTACTTCCAGCACTTCGCCCACCTTCTATGATATGGCCATGATACGCCTTACCAGTGTGTACTTTTGCTTCACCGTTTTTTGCCCGTTTTATTTTAATGTTACTTTTCAATTTATTTTTCTTGTTTTTTGATTTCCCAACAGGCACTTCTTTTTCAACAGCTTCTTTGACTACTTTTGCCCCTGCATTTAATGCTTTGTTTTCCTCTGCCTCTTCTAATGGTAAATTCATTAGATTTTGCATTAAAGCGTCCATACCTTGTATTTCAAAATTCATCTAAACCACCTCTTTTAAAAAGATTGTGAGCCACTGATTATCACCATTGTCATTCACAGGTGGTGCATCCATTTCGTATGTTTTACCAGCAATTTCAACACGCATGCTTTCTGTAATATCCTTCCGGTACCGTATACCAATAACGCATTTCCCCTGCCATTGTGTAGCATCAGAACTAAATAATCTGTAACCTTTTGCAGTCTTCAATTCCGCCCATACGGTTTCATGTTTAGTCCAATCTTCACTTGGCCACCCGTTGATAGTTGTACCTGGTGGATTTAAAAAAGTAGCGCGCTTGTTCATACGACCTGCGTTATTGTTGTTGCGATAGTTCATCAGGATCCACCCACTTTATCTGTAAAATTATCGACTGTAAGCCGTATGGGATAGGTTGTTGAGCTGTTTTAATTGTGGAAGGCGTAATAGCTATACGATTCTCATAAAAGTGTGTAGCGAGCGTCATAATAGCTAAACGATGTAAGGCAAATACGTCTTTTCCCTCCACAATCAAATAATAATCGTCTGGCTGTTTAACCCCTGCATTCTCCAAATAAAAAATGGATGATTGCAGAATAGTAGAAAGGGAACGATCCTCGTTATTCCCATCAATCCTTAAATATTCTTTTAGCTCATCCAGTAATTGCATCAAGCATCACTCTTTTCATCTGTGGAAGGCTGTTTTGAAGCTTGCTTTGTAGGAGCTTTCTTAGGCTCTTCAACGGCTTTTAGGAATGCTACCCCATATTCACTATGGACTTCTGTTAAAGCCTCTGCACGACTCTTAACAAGCTTTTTACCATCGGCTGGATAGTTATCGCCTATCTCATAAATATGGCCGTCATGATTATTTTCTTTGAAACGATTAATTACCTTGTACACTCAGTTCACCTTCTTTCTTTAACTAAAAAGTCGCTATCCAATTAAGGAGTAGCGACTACATCTGCGATACGGAAAGCAGATGCTAATTTGATTCGGTGGTCAAAGTAAGCTGTAACAACAAATTGCTCAATACCAGTTTTAACATCTTTATCGCGTTCGAAAGTTTCACCAATATCATAGTTAAAGTGTGAGTATGATAGATCGCCAACGATTGGTTTTGTAGCTGCATCAGCAAAAATAACAGGTTTACCTAATACTTGTTCAGGTTGTGCAGTGTATAGTGTAGCATTCCCATTCGCTAATTTTTCAATGATGTCAGAGTAATCAGCGTACGACATAATAATTTGTGCGTTTTCACGGTAATCTTCATGTAAATCAGCAATAGCTTTACGAATAGCTGTGTAAGTATCTGCACCAGTCACTTTAATAATGCCGTTTTCTGCAGAATAGAAGCTCATGTGTTCTTCGCCACTTTTTGGCGTTGTTGTAAATGCCACTTTCTTTTCCTTTGCAGCTACACCGGATTTAAGTGCATTTTCCACATGTCCAACTAAATCTGCATCTGAACCATTAATTACTGTTTCAGAAACCCCTGCAAATACTTTGAACTTGTTACGTGTGAATGCTACTGTATCACCTTTTGCTTTTAATTCTTTTGCAGTAGCCATATCAGCGATGAAGTCATCGTCATCTAACGTGAAAGATAGACGTGGCAATTCTAGATTCGTAATTTGTGTTACTGCAGAATTTCCGCGCAATGGATTTTTAGCTAACGGTGCTAAGATGACATCTTGTGAAACAGTTTTAGGTAAGAATTTACCACCACCAGAAGCTACATCATCGCCAAGTGCTGCACGAATATCTGCATCAATCGCTTTTCCACGCATAGTAGAACGGACTAATGATGCTTTGGCAGCAATAACTTTTTGTTGTGGGTTATCGATGGCATTTACACCTTTGTTAGCATCAATTTTAGCTTTAACTTCTTTATCTACTTGATCGTGTTGTTGCTTAATTACATCAAAGCGTAATTGTAAATCATCACGTGACTTTTGAGCGGCTTTAATATCTTCTGGATTTGATGTTGGGTCAGAAGCCTTTGCAGTAACTTCGCCTTCTGCTTTTTTTAATTGTTGGCCAATCATCATCAGTGATTGCTTTAATTCGTAAAGATTTTGGTCACCTGAGAACATTTGAATGTTCAGTGGCATTAACATTTTCATAGAGTTTTTGTTTTCCAAAGAAATTAAAAGTTTTTTCGTTTGAGTTTTCATATAAAATTTCCTCCCAGTAATTAAAGAATAGTTTCTAAATAAGTTAGATTCGCCTTTGAATCTGCAATAATTTTTTCACGTAAAGTTTTTTCTTCCACACTCATTACTGGTGTGGATGGCTCTGGCTGTAAAAGTTGTTGAGGGACATTTTTGTACTGTTTAATTAACTTTTCTTCAATACATGCGGCTGCCTCGTTGAAATTATCGATTGCATCACAAAGCCCATAATTAAAAGCCTCTTCAGCAGATAGCCATGTTTCAGCATCTAAAAGAGACTTTAAAGTTTCTGTATTTAGTTTATCTCCTGCTTTATCTATATAAGATTGGATAACTGACTCATTAATACGTTCGATGTCATCGGCTGCTTTACGAAGTTGCTCTGCATTACCACTCGCCCAAGTCCAAGCATTATGAATCATCAATAGGCTATTCGATGCCATTCTTATTTCGTCAGCAAACATAGCAATTACAGATGCAATCGAAGCTGCTAAAGCATCAACGTGAGCAATTACTTTTGCTTTATGACGTTTTAACATGGTACCAATCGCTAATCCTTCAAAGACACTTCCTCCTGGGCTATTAATGTATAAGTTAATTGTTTGTACATCATCCCCCAATGAATCTAGTTCATTTTTGAAAGTGATTGATGAAACCTCGCCTAGTTCTTCCCAAGCCCATTTAGTAATTTCACCATAAATAAAAATATCCGCGGAGTTACCATCTGCAGATAGTTTCATATTAAAGAATTTTTCCTTCTGTTTTTTATTCACTTTTCCCACCTCCTTCCACAGTTGATGCAGCAGCAGTGGACTTCCTCAATGTCGGATCCATATCGATAGGATAAAGATCACCAGAAATCCATAGCTTGTTTGCGTATTCTGAATCATCTGGTGGCAAATCTTCAAAACCTCTTACTTCATTTTGTTTAAACCAGCCATTCCGAATGCCCATTTGATAAAACGATGCACGAGTAGCAGTATCACCTCTAAGAAGTCCACCTAAATTGAATTTAAAATACATACCTGCTTGTCTATCTGCTTTGGTTAACAATTTTCGGTTAAACTCATGTTCATACTGGCGAACGGTTGGCAATAGATTCATATTTGTAAATTGAATCATTTGTTGCTCGTTTGATCCTAGAGTGCCACCCTCGGAATCATTTAAAAATGAAACCGGTACATTAAAAACATTGGCCACCCTTGAGCGTGTAATTCGCTCTGATGCCAATGTATCGGATGCAAAGTATTGTTTTTTGATTGGATCAATTTCAACACCTGGTTCTTTAAATAGAATACCCCCATTTTCAGAGTAAAACCTTCTAAAGTCACCAATAATTCGATTCCTTTTTTCTTCATCAACATTTGATGCATAGCTCAGTGTGAAAGATTCTTTTTTCTCCATTTCAGAAAGAGAGAACTCTTGGACAGCCTTATCGTATTTAATTGTATTGGCCAAAACCTTTAAAGGGTTAAGGCCGCGCAAACGTGCTGGCCCTCGGATATGCTTAACATGAATCATGTCGCTGTTGTGGACATACATATTTTTATTATCACCGCGAACTTCATACCACAACGAACTATCATCACGATTAATAAACTCAGTCACGCAATTCGGATCAAGTGGTAATAACTCCACTGGCCGCATCCTAATATCACGTAATATGACTGCATATCCATTTCCTGTTTCGTTCCTACTAACTTCTAAAGCGTTAATAAAATCAAAGCTACTCATATTTTGATTTGGCTCATTTATAAGCACATCTGAAACATCATTTTGAATCACATTGTAATGTTGATGCAGCTTTATGGGTAATGCAGACATAGTGTTAGCCAGTCGACTAATAACACTGAAAATCGTTTCATTAGTTGCTAATTGGCTGTTATCAATGCCCCAAAAGGTTCGTCCAAACCAATTGCTAAAATCCCATGTTGAACCCTTCCAGCCTGTAGTAGCCCCTGCATATGCCATGTATGCTGTTGTTTTGATACGTTGCCATAATCTCAATTTCTCACCTCCTCCTTATAAATCATGAATTGAAATAAAGCTGATATTACCTTCTCCACTTTCATTTGTTGAGAATCTTGCTTGTACAAATGCTGTAATTACTGCTGCAATAGGGTCAATTCGTTCTCTGGACTTTGATTTTGATAGTTTAATACTTTCATTGGCTGCCATTTCAGCAATAGCATTCCCGACAGCCCAAGCAAGTACTTTATCACCAACATGTGTGATTCTTTTTTGTTGGTCATTGTTCTGATATACATTATCTCTGAACTCTTTTGTTGGCTCAGATAATGTAGGGAACCCTTGACGGACCTCCACAATGGTTAACCCATAGTTAGCCATATTTTGAGCAAACTGCGTGGCACCGTATGGATCATAACAAAATAGAATTACATTCAATTCATTGTTATTGATGAAATCTAAAATCCATTGTTCTACAAAGCTATAGTCAACTACGGCACCTGGTGTAACATCCATCCAACCTTCTTCTATCCATACATCATATGGCACTTTATCCTTCGCTCTACGCTCCGCTAACGCTTCTTCAGGCATAAATGAGTGTTGTCCAACATGAAAGCCGTAGTCAGTAGGGAAAACGTAACCCACCGAAGTTAAGTCAATCTTCTTCGATAAATCGACTCCTATATAAACATCACGGCCACACACCTCAAAGGCTTCAATTTGTCCTGCTTTCCACTTATTAGCAGGAATGTAGCCCCCTTCTTTCATGTCCACCCATATATTCATAGTCTTTGTTAAGAATGACCTCATTTTTTCAGGAACATCAAGCGCTGTTTTTAAATCTGATCGAATGGATGCTAAACCTTCTTCATAAGTAGCTACAATAGGATTTGCCTTAATCCAATTACTTTCATCCTTTATGTCATCCCCTTGATCAAGCTCGCAAATGATACCGAAATAATCATCGTTCTCTGTATCGTCATCAGGATTTAATATACGTGAAACATATTCGTATTCAACAAAACACGGCCTACTTAAATCAAACCCTGCTGTGGTGATAACAAACATTAGAGGTTCTTTACGAGCAACCAATACCTGATAATAAAACATCGTAAATTTCAGATGTAAGATGGTTGTGGTACTCATCCACAATTCCTACTGATGGATTCTTACCATCCCCCGTTTTACGTGTTTCACGGGATAACGGAACGATAACGGACCCATTATTGAACACTTCAATTTTGCCATAGGCTTCTTTCCATCGACCATCCAACAACTCACTTGAATTTATCCCATCTCGAACAGCAATATATACCTCATCTGATTGATCTTTCTGCCATCCAGCAATATACATACGCTGTTTCTCATCTCCAAGGAAAGCGATGTATGAACCAACTATCGCTAGAAACTGAGACTTAGCATTTTTACGAGCAAGCTGAATGTAAACCTTACGGAAACGTCGAGCTCCGTTCCGCTTCTTTTTGAAACAGAAGATATTTACAGATATAAAGAGTTGAAAGTCATTAAGCTGAACCTTTTCACCAGCTAATACACCTTCAACGTGTTCAAACTCATTGGCCCACCAATAGAAATCCTCGGCCACTTCTTCATCAAAATAAAAAGGACTGTCATCTTTTTTACAATCCTCATAATCTTTTATAAAGCGTTGAACCGCCCATTTGTGTTTAATACTAGCCTTAATTTCCCCACTTAGAATATCATCACAGTAGTTAAAGACCCGTTCTAAAACCCAATTCATAATCTATCACCAAATCGCTTCTGGGCCTCGGTTTTGCCTTCCACAGTTGAAGGGGAAGGAATGACTAATTTCAAACGAGATGTAATAGTAAGCCCAAGATCAGCAGCTGCAGAACGGCATTCGTTAAACAATGTATTTTTGGTTCGTTGCAACTTTGGATAATCCTCATTAGCAATCGTAATTTTCTTGCCGTTTTCTTGCTCAACTGTCTCTGTTGGTTTGATTTTTCGTATGTCTTTAACCAGTTGTAAGTACTGATGTTTCGAGTCCAGATACCTCGCTAAAGAATCCACATCAAGCTCGCTGAAAATTTCAAGGGCTACTAACTTTTCAGCAATCTCTGCAAATTCCTTCTTTTGTGCTGCTGTTAAATACGATGGAATTTCTATGTTTTCAGAGGGTCCACGCATCTTTTCTTCATGTTTTTGACGCTTTTTTATATCATCCTTGGTTAAATGTTTAGAACGTCCATTCCCTAGAATCACTTGCAATGGCTGCTTATTTCGACCTGCCATACTATCACCTCACTTTCATTTTCCTTAGCTTTCCAGAAAAAATATTCAAAAACGGGTTTTTCTGCGAGGAAATCGGTCAGCCGGTGTAGGGCCCCCTGCCCTATGGGAAACGAATGGAGGGGGGATACCCTATTTCTTACCGTACTTCTGTACATCCTCGGTCGTCTTCTTGTTATGACAAGATTGACAAAGCAATTGTAAATTGTTTTCATCTAATCGCTTGGTCCAGTCAGCAGTTAGTGGTACGATGTGGTCCACAAGAACCCCGACTGTAATTCGTTTTTCATTTAGGCAATGCTGGCACAAACCGTTATCTCGTATCTTGATGTAGTCTCGGCATTTAATCCAAGAAGATGAATGGTAAAAGCGATCGTGCTTCTTGTTGCGATTGTACTTGTCATAGTACCGGTTGTTGTCTGCCTTGGTTGTCTTATGTTGTTCGCAATATCCATTAAGCGTTAGGTTCGGACATCCGGGTTTGTTGCATGGTCGTAGAGGTTTACTGTTCATGCTGCTCTACCTCTTGCTTAACCCTCGCCATGGACTGTGCTATGGTGTCCTTTAGCTGTGCCTCGTCCTGCCTTAGCTGGTCTAGCTTATGGCCATCAGCCCATTTCATCTTACGGTGTAGCTCACGCATCTTTGCCTGTAGCTTACGTGTTGATTCATCAGTATAAAAACAGACATACCCACGTCCACAATTAGGGCAGTTGAAGTATGTCTTTTTGACTTTGTTATTTAGTTTGTCTGTCTTAAAGTGTTGGACGTAGAACCTATGACCGCATGACTTGTTGCACTTAGCAATGATTGGTTCCATGTTATTCGCTGCCTTCTAATCGTGTTGCCGACTCATTGTATAACATTGCATTCGTTATATGAAATTGCATTTTACAGTTGCCACAAGCTAAATGTTCTGGGCCTGTTTTATATACATGATAGCTCCCACAGTTATCACATCCAATTCCTTTGTCAATGCCATCCAACTCATCAGCCAATGCACCTGCATGCTTTGCGATTGCTCGTAACTTTAATTTAGATTTGTTATCAAATCCTAATCCGATTGTAATTCCTTTTGCATTTGCCATTGTTTATCCCTCTTTCTTAACAAAGTTGTATTCATTTCTAACCTTACGTAACCCTATTGTGTAAAATATATTGGTGCCGATTATCCCAATACATAACCCTAACGAACCAGATAATAACGATACAAACATTGTCATTCATTCACCCTCCACTATTCATGATTTATTGCATAATAAAAAGCAACCGTAATAACGCGGTTGCCTTCTGAATTATTGCTTATATTTTTTGTTTTAAGTATTTTATTTATAATCTAGTTAAATTCAAATCAGCAAATTCAATTGCTTCTTTAAAAATCTCTACTAAAGACAAATCAACTGCTTTCCAATCATCTAGAAAACATGGAGTTGCTACATTAATTAAATCGTATTTTTCATTTAGTTCAGTACAATAGGCTCCGTTATTGGCATCGTATTCATAACTGCCTTTATCTACTGTAAAATAAATATGACCAAAATTGCCATCGATATTAAACTCCCATTTATCAATAGTAAATTTAATATTATCAATACTGTATGTTCTGCCAAGTTCATCAATCTTTTTTGCTTTTGAAGTTTTGTACATAAAATCACCTCCCATCTATATACATCATATACTGGAAATGATTAACTGTGTGATAGGATTTTGATGCATAATAAAAAGCCACAACTCGTAGTGAATGTGACTTTTATGTATTACTTATTCGCTTTAACAAATTTTAATATTCTTAGATATTCATGCAATTTATTAAGTTCCTTCGCAGAAACAAAAAAATATAAAGCTACGATAAATATATATATCATAACTCCAACACCTTTTATAATAATATTAATATCAGATGTAAATACAACTATTACTAGAGCAACTAAGATACTTAAAATTGATGCAAAAAAACCTTTATAACCGGTTTTGCTTTGCATTTCGTTTTCTATAGTGCTTATTATTATATCTAATTCATCAATACCTAAATTCTCTAAGGAGTTTTCGTCCTTATATTTTTTCATAATTTCACTAGAGTTAAATAAATTTTTCTCATACTTCGGTCTTCCCTCTGGTACATCTTCGGTAGTTGTCATTGTTGGCGGACTCGCCAGATCTCTTAAATGCACATAATGAGCCCATGCATTCTCAGTTGAATAACACCTTAATCGCCACCATATAAAACTCAGAATAAATACAACAAATAAGAATAACCATTTGATTACAGCATAGTTTTCATGTGTAATGTTTAAAAATAAAATAATTAAAGTTGAAAGTACAAACGAAACTAAAACAGAACCTACTTCATGTTTCTTTGCAAGTAGGTATCTATATCTTTCTGGATAGCCTTTCCCTTTAACAAAATATTCATCAATTTTAATTTCATGTTTAAAAAAGTCTGCCCAGTCTTCTCTTTCCACCCAATCAAAATACATATGCAATTGATTAAAAATATAACCTAAAGGTACACCGATTAAGGCAAACGTAACACCAACGAAAAATACATTTTTATTAGTGAATTCAGCCAATGTTTTATCATCTGCAAAAAAGAAAAAGTATAATGCCATTATTAAAATAAAAATCCAACCAGGTATTCCCCATCTAATTAAGTATTTCGTATCAAAATTCATCTCTTTTCACTCCCATCTACATATATCATAGGATAAATGGGATAGATTGTCATTATAAAAAAAGACTACCAATTTAGTAGTCTCAAATGCTTGTTTCCGACATACACGTACAAGCGAACGTGTTTATTTTGTAGTTGTTATTTTATTACGCATTTCCGTGCGCTTTTTGATACTCCTATAATATCTCGATTATTCAATAGGTTCTATAATTTAATTACAACTTAACATTACATTAAGTTAGGTTTGGAATAGTATGTTCATATTGTTCAGTAATTATTAATCTTTCATAGTTTTTTTCTAAAAATGATATTTACCACAATAAAATATATAGCTCCACTAGAAAAAATAAAAATTAGAAATTCTTTTATTTCATTTGATTTCAACATTATTTCCCTATCAAAAATTACTTTCATGTTTTCATTAACTGTAAATGGTTGTGTATAAATTGATAATATTAATGAAATGACAGTAAAAATACCATATATATTTAATAGACCTCTATTTGATAATTTTCTTGGAAAATTTTTTGAGTTCATATCTGGATTCCCCCTCATTTAATAGTGTTATTTTCATTGTGTATTTTTCTAAATTAATCCATTAATAACATTATTACATAAAAAAAGGATTCATTTTCATTATTACTCTTGTTGAACAATATCCTTCAATCAACCATTTACACTTTCAGCATATTTATACTTAACCATTTTCATAATTTGAGCGTGTTTATTGTAAATGTAATTTGGGCTTTTATCTAACTCATCTGCAATGGATATAAGCGTTTTGCCCTCCACATGATGCTTGTACAGGATTTGATTATCCAACCCTCTGAATGTATTAATCAGCTTTTTCATTTCTTCTAGGTCATTCATTTTATGTGCTAACTCACGTTCAGCAGCTTCAATAATTTCCTCTAATTGAGCTCCATGGCTTTCAGAGGTTAATTTTACTTTTGTTAAGTCACCATGCACCCAACGTTTCAATTCCTTCTTACTACGTTCTAAATTAAATTCGATGTCTGCAATTTCATCCTCTAATTTTTGATAGTTTTTTAACCACTCATAATGCATGTGCAACACCTACCTTGTTTGTTTATTTCTTTTAAAGAAGCTTCTTCCCGATTGCCTCAATTACATTTACAGTTACGCTATTACCTGCTTGTTTGTACAACTGACTATCCGAGTTTACAGCCGTAGCTCTATCGAATGCCCAATCAGGGAAACCTTGTAATCTCCAACATTCGCGAGGTGTCAATTTACGAATACAATATTCTTCTGTTAGTACACCTTGTTGGCATCCAGTATCTAATGTGTTAGCAATTCCTTTCCCAACACGCCCTCTACGGGTCTTGGAGTTTGGTAAAGAATAATTGATAGAATCTCCAGGATAAGCTGTATCATACCCTTGTTTTGTGGCTTCTTTAATATTTAGTCCATACTGTTCCTTTAGAATAATCTTAGGCCCTTCGCCTTTATTTGTAGTTAAGGTAGGTGATAACCCCTCACTACTGTAAACTTGTCCGTTCATACCATTACCACTAGGATTTACATTACCAACCTTGGAAACGGTGTAGTGCCCTCGTCCTCCTCCTTGGCCAGTGTCTAATGTTTCCGTAATACCAGATGGATTAAATACTTGTGTATTTCTTCGATAACCTTTTCTATGAGCAATTATTTCGATAGAGTTAACCTCGCTACTTGTTCCTCTGACAGGAAATACTTTACGGGTACCTCTTCCTCTAAGATGTCCGACAATGAACACCCTTTCCCTGTTTTGTGGTACTCCGAAGTCTCTTGAATTGAGTACGTCCCATTCCAAGTCATACCCGATTTCATCCAATTCAGCTTGGGCAAGCATGAAGTCCCAGCCCCCATTAACTGATAGAAAATTTTTAACGTTTTCAATGAGTAAGTAGGAAGGCATTTTTTCGGAATCCCATTTTTTGATTTGGCGTAATCGCTTAGTGACTGCAAAGAATAAAGAGGATCTTTCTCCGTCAAATCCTTTTTGATTTCCTGCGACTGATATGTCTTGGCAAGGGAATCCGAATGTCCAACAGCCGGCTCTAGGTATGTCTCTATAGTCAATTGTTGTGATGTCATTCCACGTCCACTCTCCTTCTGTATTGTGTATAGCCTCGTAACTTTTTCTAGCAAATTTATCCCACTCAACATAGCCAACACATTCATGTCCAGCTTGTTCAAGCCCTAATCTAAATCCTCCTATGCCAGCGAATAAGTCTAAAAACTTCATATTCTCACCCTCTTGTTACTCCTCATTTTTCTATCTCGGAATATTGTTCTTTCGTTTCCATTTGCTCAATGTTGAAGCACTAACATTAAAAATGGCAGCTATTTCTTTATCCTTTTTCATTTGCTTTTTATATTCATGGTATTGGGATTTCGTAATCACAAGAGTTACATCCGGTTTACGATTTTTAGATTTGGCATCAGCGCCGGAAACTGTTAATCATTTATTAGATAAGCGCAGTAACTTCTGACCATACTCAGCTATTACCTTACAGTTCGAACAGTTAGATGATTCTTCGGCTGAAAAACAATTACATTTCGACTGTAGCGCATCAATTTTCCTCAATATCTCGTTACGCTTTTGTTGGATTTCGGACTTCTTCATATAACCCAAACCTCCTTTGTAATCCATCCCTCACGTTCGTATTTTTGTACCCATTTATATTTGTAAGGCATAATGACACTTGCTTCGCATCCATCAACGATCATGGCCATTTCTACATAACGTGTATAAGGATTAGGTATGGCCTTCCACAATCTACCCTGTGGCTGTTTTGACTTCTTCACCGACTGAACAATAGGAATCCCATTGCGCATGTTCATGGTTATTAGAACACCCCATTTTTCAATAAGTCCTTTGCTTGATAATAAAAGTGGTAATAAATAAAATTGCCACTATATTTTTTATCCAAATATACAATTTCGAAGTTGTAACGATATTTGAAACTATTAAGCATTCCCAGTAAAGATAATGGCTTGTACTGACTTCTGTATTCACCACGTATCATTTTTCCGTAGCCATCAGGATCTTCGCATAAAAGGGTGAAAGGAATATCCTTCGCACGTATCAATTCATTTTCAAAAGCCGTTTTCGTATCTTTTTGTAAGTTACCAGTGATTTCATCCATATGTGCTTTACGTTCAATTCGACTAGATAGCCAAATATCGCGCTTGATACCAAGTTCTTCATTTGCCGGAATCATTGCAGCATAATCACCTGTTTTAATTGCACGGTTAATAAATGGGATTTCGTGTTTTCGCAAATAATGCAAAATATGGTCATTGACCTGTTCACGCGTATCGATAACGATTGTTAATGTTTTTAAAATTGCTGTAATTTCTGCATCTGTGTATTTGTAGTGAATCATCTTAGTTCACCAACTTTTCAATAACTTGCATAAATGATTTTTGCCAACTTAAAAAATGAACATCATTATCGAAACTACCTAATTTACCTGTTGTTATTTGTATAGCACCTTCCATTCGATTAAATTCAAATTCGTTCGATTCTATCCAAACTTGTAACGAGATTGTTTGACCAGTATATTCCCAATGTTTTAGCGCACTGAACCAATTGCGGTTTGAGTTAAACGTATGAACTTCGTAACCTAGTTCGTTTGCTCTTTTTTCAGCTTCTTCATAAGACATTCTATTAACCTCCCATTTAACCGTTAAATTCAATCCGTACAGACGTTCTATTTACAAGTTTGATGTATTTATCATCCGTCCTCTAAAACGTCTTAAAATGGCTGTAAATCACTTATTTTGATTAGCGTATAAAATAGCTCGTTCATATATTTTTTGTTTCAACTCATTTGATTCATCATTTTCATACTGGCGCCAATCAACATAGATTTCTTTCCAACCATTGACCGCCAACTTTGCTTGGTAATCACAAAACAGATTTAATGCAACTTCATCATTGTTTAAGAAATTACTAATCGATTCATTTTTTTGCCAACCACATAATGCAACGATCATTTTCCACAAAGTCATATCCGCGCCTTTCATGCCTTCCACAGATTTTAGGTATGTGTCGATTTCATTGAAAATTGGTTCTGTAGCCTTTAAAACTTCACCAGGAATATTTTCATGATTTTTTAATTCAAGGCTGCCATCCATTTCATCTCGTTCAATGACGCCACCAAATTTCCAAATTTGCGATAAAACCTTCAGTACGGACATCTTTTCAAAAACCACCCTTTAAAATTTTTGCGGTTTCTATTTCGTAAAATTCCTAGGTGCTCTAATTTGGAATAAAATTCTTTTTTTCCGAACGGTTTGATTTGATGATTCGAACAAAATATCAAATATCTTTCGTAAACTTCTTTAGTAGAAACACTAATGAAATTTTCCGTTGATAATAAATTTTCTGTTATAAATTTTTCTAGCATTCCAAAACCTCCAAAAGGTTACTTTACTCTAGCGATTAACCCCTCTAATTAACCTAGGGTTACGGAAGAATAACCCCTAAAACCCTTATATACCAACGTTTCTAACCGAAATGTTAATTAGGTTACTAACATTTGGGTATTACGCTCTTATATAGTGCTTATATATATATTTTATTTATTTTTTTATTTTATTTATATTTAAGTAACCAAAATAACAAAATAACTATAAAGTATTGGTATTACTGAATCCCTAAGGGTTACTTTAAAAAAATTGAGGGTTATTTAAACTAGTTTAAAGTTACTTAAAGCCTTTTCTGACATCTCTTCCGTAACCTGTTTAGGTGCTCTTTCTTGCAAAGTTATCCCGAAAAAGAAATTTTTATTTTTTGCGCCACGATCTTTTTTGAACCCTTTAGTTTCCAACATTCGGTAAAAACTACGATTCCCTACGACGCGTTCACCTGACTTGTAACAAAAATTGTCATATACCTTATAAAGTTCTTGCGCTTCAATTCTGATTGAATCGTTTTCTTTATCTACATAACAACACTCAATTAAGAATGGGTCTAAAATATCCATATCCGCTTTGTATAACCCTGTCGCTTTCGTAACGATGGCAGGCTCTTTTAATCCATCCTTCTGCCACTTTAAGCAACCTTCAATCGCCCAATTTAAAATGCCAGGCATTTCGAGCGATAACTTTTCAGGTAACTTTTTATCGCGTTGATGAGCCGGTAGGTTCAAATCAAATGGTATTAATTTAACTCGGCGCCAAATACCTTCATCAAGTCCACCGATGATTGGCTTATGATTCGTAGTGAAGAACACTTTAAATTCAGGAATGTACTCGAAATATTCTTGTCTTAAGAAACGGGCCAATACTGGCTCACCACCTGTAATTTGCTTAACGAATGATTCTGAAAGCTTTTCTCCTTCTTCCGATTCGATTGCACTTACAAAACGTGATCCAACGAGTCGAGCGATGTCATTATTAGCCCCTGTATCTTTTTTCTTTATGAACGTGTCTGACTTCGCTTGTTTACCATATTCGCCTATCAAATCCTTGATTGTATTGATGAAAGTTGATTTACCGTTACTGCCACCACCAACAAGAAACATCATAATTTGCTCAGAAATATCACCTGTTAATGAGTAACCTATTAAACGCTGCATGTAATCAGCTAAATCTTTGTCACCCAAAAATATTTGGTCGAGGAACGCGAGCCAAGTTGGACATCGTGCACCTTCCACAAATTCAACATTCGCCATTTTAGTTAATCTTTTTTCTCGGTCATGTGGCTGTAACTGGCCTGTTTGCAAATCAACAATGCCATTTGCTACATTGAACAAAAATTTGTACTTATCAAATTCAGCGCGATCACCTGGCACTAAAATTTTCAAATCCTTGATAGCAGATTCACGAACATTATGTTTTTCACAATGACGCGCCCATTTCTTTTCTATTTCATCTTCTGATTCACCTAGCTTGCGAACGACCTTTGCAACTAAACGGTGCAGCTTACCTTTATCATCAAACTCCCAATACTTGCCGTTCCATACATACCAACCGACCGATGGAATATAACGGATGATGTGACCATATTCGTATGCAATGCGCTCAGCGTTCCCTAAATCGGTCAATTTGAATTTACGTGCTGGCTTTTGCTCAACTTCTTCCACCACATCATCACTGTGGATGGCAAATGAAAATTCACTGTCGTTTTTATGGTCCAATATAGTTGTGGTAGTAGAAGCGATAGCCTTTGCAATCGTTCGCTCTCCGTAGGCTTCACCTGTATCGCCGTATGTGATTCTGTCCCATTTATCACGCATCAGCGAAGTCTCACGGAACATGCTATCCATACGCGTAGCACTTTTACCTGTCCAAAAGGCTAAATGGTTTGCTAATGCCATATCAGATGATGAATGGTCGTCATCGATTAAATGTCCATTGTATAATGCACGAATTTCATCACCGTTGCGGCTATTGAACATCTTCTGCCATAGCTGCTCATTTGATAATTTAATTTCATCGTTTTCGTATTCAGAAATATTTACAACACGCCCTCGCAAATCGCTATCATCAAAATATTTTTCAAGCAATTCGACAAGTTCGTCTGTGCGATCAAAAATTTCATTCGAATTTTCGCGGTTGCCAGTCATTGTGAAGTAACGTCCATGCTGATATATCTCTAAACCTAATTTGGCATTTTTACGACCTGTACCACAGATTGATTGTGGTAGGCTGCCACGGACGATGATGTGAACGCCTGTACCACTAACACTAAATTCCGTGTAACTATCAAGCATTTCAATAACATCTTTAGCAAAATCACTAACGATTGGATTTTCGTGCTTTTCATCATCGTTGGCATAGGTAACGCATTTATCTATATCGATACCGACAAAATTATCACGACGACTGAATACAAAGCCAATTCCATCTGCATTAGAATCTCTATAAAATTTTGCTGCAGTAGGAAATGTTGACCATGTACGTGCATCGTTTGAACGAGCTTCATTACCGTCAATTTGATATGGAATTTTAGTAATTTTACCGTTATCCTTTTGTTCTGCTTTCCACAATATCCAGTTCGGCATATTGCGAAGTTCACCAGGAATTTCGTTAAAGTTGTATGGGATTACTTTCATGGTGCCACCTTCATTCGTTGATGCCTTTTATTTTGATGCCAAGAATACGTAATGTATCTTGAATACCTTCTGCAATTAAATGATCACCTTGTGTACCAATCACATCTAATCCTTTGTAATAGTCTTTTAATTGTTCTTCAGGAGTTGGTACGACCTCATAACCATTAGCTAACAATTCTGCTACTATTAAAACTTTCTCAGAACGTTCTATATCAACGCCCATCCATTTTTCTAATTCTTGCATTGCATTAGCAGCTGATTGAGTGATCTTTCTTTTCTCTCTTTTTGCCATTTGAACCACCTTTTTCGCTGTTTTTGGGTATAAAAAAGAGAAGTCCGCCTAAAACAGACCTCTCTATTAAGTTTTATTTATATCAGAACGGTACTTCATCATCAGAAATTTCAATTGGACCACTGCCTTGCGGCGCGCCTGCTGCTGATTCTTTAAATCCAGTTACTTCTGGATATGTCTTGCCATTATGTTCACGGTGCCCAACTGTTACAACTAAATGCTTGCCGACTAATGTGTCTGCCCACTCTTTGTATGATTTGAAATCCATACCATCCGGGAACTGTGCTGCTTTTGAAATTGCTTGTAAACGCCACATAGCTTTTTCTGTAACTGTGAAGTTGTCAAATAAGATTTTTTGACCTTGATGTGGCTGGTTAACATCACTGCGAATTTCGTAATCTACAACAATACGGTTATTGCCTGTTGATTCGGCTTTCTTTAATTCGTAATTGTGGACCGTAACTTCGTAATCACCTTTAGCGATTAATTCAAATCCACCTTTTGCTTCTTCATGATTAATTTTGAACATTTATTTTTCCTCCTAATTTTCCGATTAATGTTTCCACGTAACGCTTTGGCATTTTTTCTAATTGCATATTTGACTTAAATTCAGCATCAGAAACAATTTTTGCTGCTTCTTCATCTGTGGAAGACAACTCGCGGATCTTAGATACATTGCTCAAACGATTCGCTTCTTCCTCTTCACGTCTTGCACGTTCCTCTGCTTGGACATCAATACCTAATTCAAGGTAGCGATAAAGCTTTGAACCAATGTCAGGTGTGATAGTAAACTCATCACCTTCAAATAAATTTGTGATGTCCTTACTTACTCTGGCCATATGGTCCATTCCGATTGAAAATACAGTATCAAACTCATATTCCATATCATCTTTTTGGACTGGCTTCATACCGACCTTTTTAGGTACGTTCTTGCCATCGACTAACTCAATTACATAATCACTTTTAACTCTTAGTGTCGTAATCATATGAACAGCTGCTGTGGTTAAACCTTTTACTAACTTGCTAGATTCAGGAGCAAGTTTACCCCAGTTTTGAAACGAGTTTCCTTGCATTCCTCCATGGGTCTCAACAACTCCACCTTCGCCCTGCCATTGATGTGAAAGGCTGTCCACAATAATGACTTCCACACCCTGTTGCATTAGCAATTTAATCGCCATATTGTATCGATCCGTATTAAAAGGTGGTTCAAAATTGATGTATTTGAAAGAACCAATGGTGATGTGGCCATGAGTCTGTCCCACATAATTGAGTAAACGTTTATGCTCCGTATCAGCAGCACCAATTTTATTCCACAACTCTTCATCAGGTAATTCAGGATGGGCTTCTTTTACAATCCCATAAGCTAGTAGTAAGGCCGACAACGATTTACCACTACCTGATGGACCTACTAGGCCAATCAAGGCTTTTTGTTTCTCACGTATTGCATTTGCTACTTGCATGCCTTCCACACTCCTTTTCTATTAATAGGGCAATTGATCATCAGAGACATCTTTATTCTCTTCTGCATTTGCAAATGGATCTTCGAATTCTGGCAATTCTTCTTCAGGATCCACTTCATCAATTGTTAATTGACCATCTGGAGAATCATCATCTGGCTTACCTTCCATGACCTCTTTAGGAGTGCCGTATTGATACGTTAAATCAACAAGGAAATACTGTCCGTACTTGTTGTACTTCTCGCTGATTTTATTCATAATAAGGGCTTCATTTTCTTTAGCAGCAATTACAATTTCCTCTGCCTCTTCGCGTGTATCAGCATAGTGTTGTTCTTTTTGATTGAGTAATTTTTTCAAGTGTTTTTCCTCCTAATCTTTTAATAAAATTGTTCCTATTTCATAACTTTCTGGCACCACTACCCAATCTCGTTCAAATGTTTCTCCATCATTTGAGATAGTGTAGGAGTCGCCATCTTCATCATCAATTTGCCAACCATTAGTGCAATACTTTGGGTATGGATAATCAGCGTTTGAACGTTTAGCATGACGCGCTGTTGCTTCAATGACTTTTCCGTAATGAAAACCGCCATATCTTTTACCAACATACATAACCTTTAAGATTGTTGGGCCAGCTACACCACTTCTAATTTTGTCTAATACTTTTTTTAACTCCTTGTCATTCTCTAAACGAGGATCAATTGTGATTTTAGGCATATCGGTATCCCCCTATCGAATACTTAACGATTGATTTTCTACAAGTTGAGCACCTTCAATTTGCTCTCCTGCTTTTAGTGCTTTTGCTAATTCTGAACGGCTGATAGTACGTTCCACCTTCACATATTGTTGTGGAAGGCTATCAATATTTGAAACTTCAACCTTGGATGATTTGCGGAAACTGAATGTGAACTTTTCTGTTTTCAATCGCTTCACACCTTTTGCATCCGGTTCAACAGTTTCTAATGTTTCGGCCATTCGTTCTTTCATTCGAGCAATTGCATTTTCGTTGTACTTCCTACGTTTAGCGAAGCGATCTTCCTCAGCTTTAATACCTGCATTTTCATTTTCTAAATTCTTAATGACCATTGCATAACCTTCTAGCTTAGCTTCACGTTCAAGCGAGATAGTGTCCATATAGACTTTTATTTCTTCTTCATCTGCACCATCCAGTATTAATTGTTGAAGGTTATACATCATTTCATTTAGTTCTTTGAGTGTGTAAATGCTCATGATTCCACCTCGTATTTAGCGTTAGTGTCGTTGATGATTACTGGTTCAGAACTACCCCAATTTAGATTAAAATGACGACCACAAACCATTTTGATTAAATATCCTCTAATAGATTCGATTGTACGTTTTTCGCCTTTTCGAATTTCATGTGTATATTCAATTTCTTGCCCAACTGCAAATTCTGTAGGTTGCACCACTTGTTCGAACTCACTCACATCAAGACCAAACGCTCGTCCTAGTGCAATGGCTTTTCCAATGTGTTCGACATTGATCTTTATATCTGCCTACTGTTGTATTAAATGTGTCGTAATCACCGACAATATTTTTTACAAATGCTTTTGCCTTCTCAATAATTGCAGCACGTTGTTGATTTGGTGTTAGTGGTTTTGGTTCGATTAGTTCGTAGACAGCAACATTTTCTGGTGTTCGACCATGTTCGTAAATTGCAAACTTCACATTGCATATTGTTTCTCCATCATGATGACCTACCCCATAAGCTATTTCCCGATTAACGATATAAGGTTTATTTGGCTCTGCATTGTGAGGGTATATTTTCGAATTGAATATAACCACATCACCAACTTTTGCTTCACGATCAACCTTGCGATATTGCTGGCCTTCAAATTCGATGATGTCCTCTAGAATTGCGGAAGACTCAATTGATTTCTTGCCACGTAATTCATGGACGATTAGTTTTAATTCAGCTACTTCGTTTTCTAAAGTTGTGATACGCTCATTTTTCGTCTTTGTCATTTCGCACCCTCCTGTGGTACACTACCAGTGTCATATATTTTTTTACGCTCGCCATTGGTTGCACCCTCTGACGAGTTTTTTTGTGCCTTAATTTGGGCATTCTGTGCATCCTCGATGTCTTGCCAGTAATCTGATTCACGGTCGTATACATCAGCGTGTGAGTGGCCTATACGCATGGTACCACCTACTTTAACTCAATCTCAGTGACAAGCTTTTTAGCTTCATTTAGACTTAGAATCAATTTGCCGCCAAGTAAAACGAAATTATCGTTAGATACTTCACCAGTAACCGCACACGCCATATCAGGCTTATATTTTTTAAGAATTATCCCACCGTCACGGTCTGTAAAAATTTCTAATGGATCACCTTCTGCAATTTCCAAAGTTCTACGGATTTCCTTCGGGATAACCACACGTCCTAAATCATCGATTCTACGAACAATACCTGTTGCTTTCATTCTCCCAACCTCCAAATAGTTTGAAATATTTAATTTCGTTCTGATACAGCCTTAGCCATTGCCTTTGCGATCATTTCACGCTTAACCTCTCCTGGTAGTGCTAACCACTCAGCTACTTTGATTTTCATTTGTTTCACCTTCTTTCGAAAAGCTTGTACATTTCTTTTCAGGACTGCGCTATTTTGCGCAATCTCTCTTATTAACCGTTATTGAGTTAACAGTTAAATCACGTAGTGAAATTTTTTTACCATACTTTTTAGATAAGATACTTTCAACAATTGGGATCAATTTATGAATCTTGTCTTCGGATATTTCAAAGCCTTCCACAATCCTCCCTCCTTTTTATCAGAATATGTCGAATGAGCTTGTCTAATTAAAAGCACATTCTAATATCTAAATTGAGCAAGTTATTTTTTCAGAACTACAGAAATTCTGTAGTTGACCTGCAAAAAAAATAATTGTGTCAAACGGAACATTCACATGTTTCATAAACAAATAAGCTTGATCCATACGGAAGATTCGTCTGTATTTTTCATACTGGATATATGTTTTCTCAGACATCTTCATTTTTTTAGCCATTTCCTTTTGTGTCAATCCAGCTAAAATACGGGCTTGGTCTAATGTGTATTGCACATCTGCTCACCTCCTGAATTTAAGATACTACAGATTTTCTGTATTTTCAACCACAAACGGCATATTTTCTGTACTTATTGGATAAAATGATATTAAAGTTTCAGTTTTACTGTACTTTTTTACAGTTTGAATATATAATATAGTCAAGGAGGAGATACATAGTGACTGTAGGCGAAAAAATAAAAGTATTACGTAAGCAATTAAAATTAACTCAAGATGATTTGGCAAAGAAATTAGGTGTAGCACCTACTGCTGTTTCTGCTTGGGAACGTAATGCTAATAAACCTTTGATGGATAAAATCATGGTGATGGCAGAACTTTTCAATGTACCTTTTACACATTTTTTTGAAGTAGATGAATATGACGATACATATGAAGTAAAGCTCCCACTCTATGGAAATGTTTCATGCGGAGAAGGTTTATTAGTTTTCGAAACACCTACAGAGTATCGTGCAACTCCAGAAGAGTGGATAAAAAGTGGAGATTATTTTTATGTTCGTGCAAGTGGTGATTCTATGGTAGGTGCAAGGATCTTTGATGGAGATATTTTATTTATGCGAAAACAGGATGAAGTTGAAAATGGAGAAATAGCAGCCGTTTGTGTGGATGACGAAATTGTATTGAAAAGAGTCTTTAGAACAAACGGAAGCTTTATCCTTCAAAGTGAAAATCCAAACTATCCTCCAAGAATCTTCAACCCTTTGACAGATAAAAATGTTCGTATCATTGGTAAATTAGAAAAATTGATTGTTGAATTTTAATTAAAAATAAAATTAGGAGCAGACATATGTTTGCTCTTTTCTTATACAGACTAAAGGAGAACTGTGGCATGAAATGTATATCATATGTACGAGTATCAACAGATGAACAGGTCAAAGAAGGTTACAGTATAGATTCTCAATCTGAATTAAATAAAAAATTCATTGAATCACAAGAATGGGAACTATTAGAACATTATATAGACGATGGTTACAGCGCTAAAAACTTAGATAGACCAGCTATGCAGCGTTTAATTACAGATGCAAAGAACAAAAAATTTGATGTTGTTGTATTTTACAAATTAGATCGACTTGTACGATCTGTTAGCGATTTAGATAATTTGCTTAAAATTTTTGATGCAAACAATATTGCCATTAGATCAGTGACAGAAGCGTTTGATACAACTACAGCAATTGGACGTTTTTTAATTACCCTTGTTGCAGCAATGGCACAATGGGAACGTGAAACAATATCTGAACGTGTTAGTATAAATATGCTACAGAAAGCAAAAATAGGCGAATGGCCAGGTGGCATTCCACCATATGGTTATAAATTAGAAAAATGA